GACAAGTGGCCATATATTTTGTATAGACAAGTGGCCATATATTTTGTATAGACAAGTGGCCATATATTTTGTATAGACAAGTGGCCATATATTTTGTATAGCCAAGTGGCCATGTCACTGTGTCATTCCATGTCACCGCTGGCTCAAGCAACCATATATGGGGGGGGCAATTTTTGAACGAAAAACGTGATCAAACAGATTCGCCTTTTTCGTTATTATACTAGTGGAAGGATAAATTGATCACGTTTTCAGTCCAAAAACTGCCCCCAAAACTCTGGAGCGAAAAAATGAAGTACCTAATCACAATTGCTATTATTATCACTGCAATGTATGCTATTGCTGAGGACAAATTTGGCATCTTTCACCCTGACCAATCCACCCAAAGGCTAATCCTACGCGGACCTGATGCTACAATTATCATCGACGCCAACCCTACGACAGGAAATCCAGGGATTTCAATCACCAGTCGAAAGACGGGGCAAGTTGCTACCCTCTATGTGTCTCCGGACGGGCGTGCCGTTGCGGGTATTAGAGACCCCAAGGTGCCAAACGCCCCAGCCGTCCTATTTTCCGGTAACGGTAACGGCTATTTGCAACTCAGACAACATGGCGGCGCCCATGTTCTCACCCCAGGGGAGATTACAAAGTGACAAATATCCTTGTAGTCATCCTGATTGTGGTTGCCATCGCGGCGTGGTTCGCCCCGATGATAAAAATGCCAATGATAAAAATGCCGGCCACATCAAACAAAAAGCAAAAAGTCCTTGAGTTCATCGACCTTATCGACCGTCTTGAAAGAATCGACGCGACTGATGCCGCTAAACAGTTGCGGGAAACTTTGGCTGAACAAATGACGCCAGCTTTTATTCAGGAACTTCTTCAATGAAGCCTAATCAAATAATCTCACTTACTTGCGTTGTTTTGGCCTTGGTTCTCTTAGCTAGGGAACAAGAATATATTCCAGAACCAAAGCCCGAAGTTGTAAACGCATACGTTGTCGAGGAGTCGGGCGACCGGCGAGATTATCCACCAGAGTATCCGTCGATAATCATGTCCCCGGAAGTCCGAGGCTTGTTCCCTAAGTTCCGGCTCATTGATAAAGATGACAATGCCGACGCGGCTCTGGGTGCATTGGTAGAGCGGGCGAAGGCAAGGGGTCTACCGACATTATTTTTGGTTGACCCGAGCGGCGAGGTTCATTGGGAAGGCGATGTCCCACTAACCGTCGAAGGTTGGCAACAAATACGAGACGAGGTGACACAATGACCTATATTGCTGCCGGTTTCGTTGCTTTGTCCGCTTTGATAATGCTATTTCCAATACACGTTCTAGGTATCTTGGCACTGGTATTTTGGCTCGGAAGGCGTAGCAAATGAAACACAGAACAGGCTGCTTACCCCGAACAACTAAGCCCGGAGAAAACTGTCCTTTATTCTCTTCGAGAATAAAGGTCATTCCAAGGTCTGATTGGGCAAGTCTCGCTGATAAAATTAGCTTGGAGCCATACGTCCGGGACATTTACAACCAAAAGAATGTCGGTTCTTGTGCCAGTGAAAGTATGTGTCAAGCAGTTGCTGTCTGTCGAGCAACTGCTGGTCTGCCAAACGTGCTTTTCAATCCTTACGGTGTGTACCATTTCGTTAACGGTGGTCGTGACCAAGGCTCAACGCTCGACGCAAATCTAAAGTTTGGCCGTGAGAATGGTTGCTTTCCAGAATCAGTTTGGTCACGTTCCAATGGTTGGCAACGCCGACCTGATGAACAGGCCATGGAAGCTGCTAAAGAATACCGCATAGTGGAATACTATGACATCCTCAACATTGAAGAATTCGTCACTGCCCTCCTTCTCGGTATCCCTGTTACTTTTGGCGCAAAGGGGCACGCTGTAACAGCCGTCCGACACACAACAAATGCCCCAATCATTGTCAATTCTTGGGGTGTCTCGTGGGAAAATAACGGTTTCGGTGTTTGGGTTCCATACAACGGCTTGTCCAACATGCTGCAATATGGTGCCTATGCTGTCCGAACAGTGACAACCAACATTCAGGAGCCAATGATATGACTAACACCCATGCTATAATTATCAGCATCGCCTTGGCTGTTGGAGTCTGGTTCTTCATCCAAAAAACTGAAGCACCAGCTCCAAGTCCAGCTCCAAGTCCAGCTCCAAGTCCAGCTCCAAGTCCAATAGAACAGGAACCAGCTCAGGCTCCGGCTCCGGCAATACAATTGTATCGTGATGTTCGGAAATTAGTTACATTTGCTGAACAAGTACAAAAAGCTTTGGAAGCTGCTAGTCGAGAGATTGCACGGGCACCAACTCAAACACCAACTCAAACACCAACTCAAACATGGACACCACCTGAGAAGCAAGCTGTTGTATATTTTTATCATGAAAACACTGATCCATCGCATCAAACAGCCACCGCACTAATACGCGAGGGACATAAAGTCTATCGTGTCCCGTCGACGCGGCAAGAAATCTGGCAACAATATCAAGTTGACCGTATCCCCACGTGGCTAGTTATCAGAGACGGTAATGTCATTTACCGAACCAGTGTGCCACCACGTTTTCGCACGCCAGTCCAACAACCAGTGTATAGCCAACCAGTGTATAGCCAACCGCAAGCCTGTGATCCATGGGGGTGCCAATGATAAAAGAATACGTAAAAGAGCGTAGCCGTCTTGCACGGACTTTTTCAAAGACCACAGACCTTTTGGTCAACTACACAATTTTGGAGTTACATACACTCCAGGGGCGAGACCGTGATGACTTAGAAAAGCATTTGATAATTATATTAACGAAGCTTACAGCAACATGGAACCCTGCCATGTGGGCCATTCTCCGCATCTTGATCCCCATCATTGTACGCTTGGTCCTTGAGTATTGGTTCACACAAAGCATCGAATGTTAGAAAGCAAAGCACAACTGTGCCCGACTACCGTACTGACCCAACACAACGTGACAATGATGCCAAGTTTTGGGTTGGTTATGGTAAATACAGGGAAGGGAAGTATTATGACGAAGTTAAAGAAGACCCAGATAGTTTGGCTGGTTGGTGTTTCGCTTTGTCAGAAGGTAAAGAACACCCAAAGCCATTGTGGCAAAGCAAAACATTTTACCTCGGAGTCACAGTGATATTTTTAGCACTTTACGGTGGCAGTAACACAGATTGGATAACGCAAAACCCAGACCTGGTTGCCGGCCTGGCTGCAATTGTAGGGGTCTTGGAAATTGGAATTCGCACAATAACGAAGGGTCCAATACAATGACGCCAATAACTGAAGAAGAATGTGATCGAAAGCACGGTATTTTGTGGAAACTCTCCACCATTTTTATAGTCTTAATTGGCTTGATGGCAACATTGACTGCATGGTCACTCTCAGCTAGTTACCAAGTGCAAGCAGATTATCGTGACGCCAAGATTGAAGTTGCTGTAACACAAGCAGATATGGCTTATATCAAAGCTTCACTGGCCGACGTAAAAACTGAATTGGCTGAACTGCGTAAGGATGTACGACAGATACGGGAAACAATAAAGTAGTAACTAAGTAGTAACTAAGTAGTAACTAAGTAGTAACTAAGTAGTAACCAGGAGAGCTTGCGCCAGTCTCGCATGATATTGCTCCTGGTAGTGAGGAACACTTTATGCTAAATTTATTCTAAATAAGGAGTAGACAGTGATCGAAAAGAAGTTGCAACGGTGTGAACCTGAAGACCCTAACCGTTGCCAAGGTGTTGGCCAGCATGGGCAATGTCCATATCGTGCTGATGAAGGTAGCAAATATTGTCAACGACATGGCTCCAACAAGACCTTTGAGTCACAAAGGAAACGATCACTGAACATGTATCGTTTGCAAATTTGGCAACAAAGACTTGAGGAATTTGCAGAAAGCGAACAATCAACATCACTACGTAACGAAATTGCAATCCTACGAATTACCCTAGAACAAATCCTCAATAAGTGTACCACCGACCACGAATTACTTTTATACAGCCAAAAAATTAGCGACTTGGCTGTAAAAATCGAGAAACTGATTGCCAGTTCACATCGTATCGAACGCTCGATGGGACAACTTCTTGATAAGTCCACAGCGTTGAACTTCGCAGGTCAAGTTGTTGATATAATTAGCCAATATGTTGAAGACCCAGCGGTTATTGACGAAATTAGTAATGCTATGATTGACGCCCTCAGCACACTCACAAAACAATGTTAGCCAACAGAGTCTACGAACAAAGCGTAAGTAACGGTCTTGGTGACTTTGTTTTGGACGGGGCACCTACCGGCTACCAAAGCTTCAGCGATGCCTTTGCTCAAGGCGACCTGATTGCTTATGCTATCGTGCATCGGACAGAAGATGAATGGGAAATTGGCCTTGGTTACCTGAATGGTTCAGGAAATCTAGTACGGCAAACACAGTATGGTGATAAAATTAGCTTCACTGACGGCTTAAAGGATGTGTATAACACAGCACCCGCGCAAGCATATCTTCCAACAATTGGGACAGTTGAACCTGTTCCTTTTCCCGGGAAAATGTGGTACAACGAGCAATTATTTCTCTATGATGGGGACGAATGGCGCACGCTTTAATTGACTTAATGGCTGATAGAATTGCTCACGGTTTGAGGCGTAGCACCGCTTCAACACCGTCAAAGTGGGCTGAGACTTACCGAATCATGAGTAAGCCGCACCCTGGCCCTTGGACATTTAAGTTTCACCCGTGGCTCCGTGAACCCCATGATACGGATTCTTCAGTAAATGTTGTGATGAAAGCCGCACAAATGGGCTTTACGGAGTGGGCGCTAAATAAAACATTTTACAATATCGACATTGCCGGTGTTGATTGTCTCTATATTTTGCCGTCAGATGGCGATGCTGGTGACTTTTCAGCAGGCCGTTTCGACCCAGCTTTGGAATCATCCCAATATCTACGTTCGTTATTCTCGAATGTAAGAAATGTTGGACACAAACGTGCTGGAGCTAACAACCTATACATTCGTGGTAGTCGTAGCCGTTCAAAATTGAAGTCCATTCCGACGGGTTTTATTGTTTTCGATGAAGTTGACGAAATGGTGCAAGCCAACATTCCCCTAGCACTGGAACGTGCCAGTGGTCAAATTATCACGCAAATCTTGTATATCAGTACACCTACAATTGAGAAAGATAACTTTGGCATCTACGGCTTGTTCAACAGTACAACTCAAGAACACTTCTTTTTCAGGTGTCCACATTGCAAGAAAATGATAGAATTATCATTGGACAACCTTAAAATTACGGCTGAAGACAGACACGATACCAGGCTCAAAGATTCATTTTACTTTTGCGGTGAGTGTAAAGGCGTCTTGGACCACGGTAAGAAGACTGATTTCTTGGCCACAGGGCAGTATGTTCCACAGTTCAGTGACAGAGACGAACGTGGCTTTACGATCAACCAATTGTACTCCTGTGCAAAAGCTGGCCGGCCGGAAGAAATTGCTTTGGCAGTTTTAATCGCTGATGAAGATCCCGCAAAGGAACAGGAACTTTACAACAGTAAATTGGCTTTACCACATACAGTTGCTGGTGCCCGGATACAAGAGGATCAAATTGATAAATGTGTCCGTAATTATAAGTTAGGACAAGTTGCTAAGCAAGGTAATTTTGTTCACATGGGCATCGACGTTGGAAAGACAATCTACTATGAAGTTGATGAATCAATCCAAACAGGCAAACATGAATATATGTCACGCCTCTTGACGTGTGGAACCACACTGCATTTTGAAGAACTCGACACAATCATGCGGGACTTTGGTGTTCATTTTGCTGTTGTGGATAGGCACCCGGAAACAAGGGCGGCGTACCAATTTGCTTTGCGTTTTTGGGGTCGTGTGCTACTTTGTGTCTATGGACGTGGAGTCACAGGTAGACAACTAAGCGCACACAATGACAATGAAAAGATGATCACTGTGGATAGAACGTCATGGCTTGATTTGTCGTTAGGCCGGTTCTATAATCAAACTATCCAGTTGCCCGTGAATATCCCCAAAGAATACCGGGAACACATTGGGCATTTAGTACGACATTACGAGCAAGATTCACAAGGTAATCCAATTTATCGCTATGTCAATATTGGTCCTGATCACTATGGTCATGCACGCAATTATAGCGAATTGGCCTTAGCTTTTGCTGTCGGTGTCGGAAACTACCAGGACATCAAGGAGTGGAAATGATACAAGCAGTCACACATCCAGAATATGATAATTACGCCGATCTTTGGGAAAAGTGGCGATTGACCTATCATGCTGGTGATGATTTTATCGAAAACTACCTCCAAGTTTTCAGCAAGCGTGAAGACGTACAAGAATTTGCTGATCGGAAAAGTATGTCGTACTGTCCAGCTTTCGCTAAGGCTGGGATTAACGAAGTTAAAAATGCTATTTTTAACCGAATGGTTGACGTAAGACGAATTGGTGGGCCAAATAGTTACCAACGTGCTATCCAAGGGAATGTTGATTTACGTAATCGTTCTATGGGTGCATTTATGGGTGGAGTCGTTTTGCCTGAACTTCTCACAATGAAGAAGGTTGGTATTTATGTCGATATGCCAAAGGACGTAGGAATTACACTCGCAGATAAAGGTAACAAACGTCCATATTTGTATTGCTACCAGGCTGAAGATATTCGTTCTTGGGCCTTGGCACCGCCTGATGCCCCATATCACTTTGATGCCGTACTCTTGCGTGACCATGTTCAAACTTACACGGATAATCTACCTGATGGTGTTGCAGAACAGTACCGCTACTTGTATATGGAAGATGGCTACGTCAAAGTTAAATTCTATGACAAACACGGGGAACTCTTTGATGAACAGGAAACTGACTTACCAGTAATTCCATTTACTGTTCTCGAACTACCAGACAGTCTGCTTGCTGATGTTGCTAATTACCAGATTGCATTGCTCAATATGGAATCTTCGGACCTTAACTTCATTATCCGAGGTAATTTTCCTTTCTATGTTGAGCAATATAATCCGGGTTTGGAACCAGCACATTTGAAATATGCTGAGAACTTTGACACTCCTGGTGAAGCAACAAGCCAAGAAAGTCGTGATAAAGAAATCAAAGTCGGTATTAGTCAAGGCCGACGCTACCCAATGAACGCTGAAGCTCCGCAATTTATCCATCCTTCGCCAGAGCCGCTATTGGCCTCATTGAAAAAGGGTGAACAGATCAGGCAAGACATTCGCCTGTTGATAAATTTAGCTGTTGAAAACATGACAGATAGTCAAGGACTCCGTGACGGTTTGGCTTTCATCGCCTTGACTCTTGAGCAAGGGGAGAAAGATGTTGCGGCCTTCTGGGCAATGTATGAAAATGCAGCTCCAGCACAAATTATCTATCCTGAAGATTATTCGTTACAAACGGACAGTGATAGAATTAGCAAAGCCGAAGGTCTTGACAGCTTAAAGAACAAGATTGTTTCCAAGACTTATCAACGTGAAATCAGCAAAAGGATCGTTGATGCTTTGTTGGGTGGGCGTGTAGGGCAAGATGTTTTGATGAATATTCACAAGGAAATTGACGCTGCACCAACACTGACCAGTGATCCAAAAGTAATTCACCAGGACTTGGAGTATAATCTTGTCTCTGATGAAACAGCAAGTCGAGCAAGAGGTTACGCTGATGGTGAAGTTGAACAAGCCAAGAAAGATAGGGCCGAACGTGTCAAGTTAACATTGGACGCTCAAACTTCACCATACGGTGGGCAAGCCCGTGGAGTCAACGATTTGCAAACGGGGCAACATACTAGCCGAGAAGAAAAAATAGGTAAGCCCACAAGAGGGGAGGGGAGCTATGAGTGAAATCTATTGCGATGTCTCCTTTGCTGACGAATATTTTGAGACACGCTATCCCTCAACTGTTTGGGACAATGCCGAAGAAGCTGATAAGACAAAAGCCCTACACCAAGCAACACGCCTTATTGATAATCTTAGCTTTGCTGGTGTAAAGGGTGATCAAGAGCTAGAATTTCCCCGTGGTGATGATACCGAAGTCCCAAGTAACATTAAAAAGGCAACATGTGAATTGGCTTATGCACTCCTTGACGGTGCTGATCCTGAAATGGAAGCACAAAGTGTTTTCCAAACAGCTTCAGTTTTTGATGTTGTGAGAATCAACCGACACCAAAATCTTGTACCGACAAGAGTTCTACATGGTATTGTAAGTATGTACGCATGGAACCTTTTGCAACCTTTTTTACGAGACCCCAGTTCTGTAACACTTTCCAGGAGCAGTTGAAATGAGACACTTATTCATTGACCCGCGTAATCGACCTTATTTTAATGACCAAGGCGAAGGTAGCCAGGATGACCAAGGTGGCCAGGATGACCAAGGCGGCCAGGATGACCAAGGTGACCAAGGTGGCCAAGGTGAAGGTGAAGGCCAAATCGATAAGACGTTCAACCAAAAGCAAGTTGATGAAATTATCAAAAAGCGTTTGGCCCGTGAGCGTAAAGAAAAAGAAGAAGTTCTTACGCAGTTGGAGCAATTTAAGAAGAGCAAATCGCTTAACGAGGAAGAACGAACAAAGCTCCAAGAGCAGATTGATCGCTTGCAGACTTCAATGCTTACCAAGGAAGAGTTGGCCGCGAAGCAGAAGAAGGAACTAGAAAAGAAGTACACGGAAGAACTCGATACGACTAAGAAAGAAGCCGAGGCATGGCGCACTCGCTTTACTACCTCCACCATTCGGAGGGCCATTACAGATGCCGCGGTGGCTGCGAACGCTTATCGGCCTTCGCAGATTGTCGCGCTTCTGGAACCTGCTACTCGTCTTGACGAGGTTGTTGACGATGATAACAATTTCACTGGTGACTATAAGCCCATGGTAAAGTTCCAAGGGCGTGATAAAGATGACAAGCCAGTGACGTTAGACCTACCTATTGAAGATGCTCTTAAAGAAATGTCTAAGATGGAAGAAGATTACGGAAACTTGTTTCGTTCCGGTGCTACTGGTGGTGTGGGCGGTTCTGCACCATCAGGGGGTGGTTCGTCAAAGATTAACTTCAAAGACACCGCCGCATATATTGCTGCCCGTCGGGCAGGCAAAATTGACCTCAACAACATGTAATGGAGAGTGCCATGAAAGTGCTTAACCGCAACCGTCCCTACTACGCGAACGACAATGATGCCTTGGTCCCTGAAAAGTGGGCTGCGGAGTCGTTGTTCATTCTCGAAGAGAATATGGTCCTTGGTGGCTTGGTCCACCGGGATTTCAGTAACGAGCTTGCAAGTTTTGGTGACACGGTTAATACCCGTAAGCCGAACGAGTTTACCGCTCGACGTAAGACTGATGCTGATAATGTTACCACGCAAGATGCTACGTCTACCAACGTGCCTGTGGTCTTGAACCAGTGGGCGCACGTGTCCTTTATCATCAAGGACGGTGAGCGCAGCATGGCCTTCAAGGACTTGGTAGAGTTTTATCTCCAGCCCGCGATGGTAGCCAATGCTCGTATGCTTGACCGCGTATTGGCTGGGCAGAGTGTCCAGTTCCTTGATAACGTCCGTGGTGGTCTTGGTATGCTCACGTCCACGACTGCTAAGGAATACCTTATCAGTATGCGTGACTTGTTCAACCAACAGAAGGTTCCGACTGTTGGTCGTAACCTTGTGATGGGTTCGTCAACTGAAGCTGACATGCTCAACACTGATCTTTTTGTCAGCGCTGAGAAGGTTGGTGATGGTGGCCGCGCTCTCCGTGAGGCGGAACTTGGTCGTAAGTTTGCGTTCCAGAACTACATGGACATCAACATCCCCGAGGGTGTTGCTGGTACCAAGGGAACGGCTACGACTGTTGACGGGACTAAGGCCGCCGGCTCGACCGATCTGGTTCTTGCTGATGATGTAGTGGTTCCTGGCCAGTACCTTACGGTAGCTGATGAGGGTACGCCCATCCGCGTCAAGACGCAGGATGCCAATACAGCTACTATTATCACGGAAATTTTCCGTCCGTTGTACCGTGCGGCTACGACAGGTAAGGTTGTCACGACCTATGCGAATGGTACTGTAAGTGGTACCTATGCAAGTGGTTACGTTAAGGAAATCGTCGTTACTGGCACTGGCGTCCCGCACGTTGGCCAGATGGTCGCTTTCTCGACGAACGCTTCGCCGAATGTTCCTTATTCGGCTGAGTACACCATTATCAATGTCGATGACAATGGTGATGGTACGTATGACATCCTTTTGGATCGTCCTACGGAAAACGCTTTGGCCAACGGTAACATTGTCAACTATGGCCCGGATGGCGAATATAACTTCGCTTTCCATCGTAATGCCTTGGCGTTGGTTAATCGTCCGCTGGCTCTCCCGATGTCGGGACTGTCTCGGTCGGCCAATGCGATTTACAACGGCATGTCGATGCGTGTTGTTATCACTTATGACGGTGAGGCTCAGGGTCACCGTGTGACTCTTGACGGTCTCTTCGGTGCGAAAGTGCTTGACTCTGCCCTTGGTGGCGTCCTGTTGGGATAATAATTATGCGAGCTGTAGTCTACGCCTTAAAGCGTACTTTTGGAGTTACTGGCACAATTATCGTTCCACGGCATCGTGCCGTAGATCGTGTTTCGGGTGCCATAACCCAAGAGTCGGATGAATATACCATCCCAAGGATCGTCTGTTTACCAGAACGACATGCGTGGACTGCGGCTCGTATTTCTTTTTCTTTGCCAACAGTTGTTGACGCTAACTATCGCAAAGGTGATAGAGAATTTCTTGTTGACCGTCGTGACTACTCTAACTCTTGGACTGATAAAACTATCATAGAGGTCCAAGGGTTAGAGTATCACACGGTCAGTTTTACTGAATTCCCCGATGCTTACTATGTGTTAGGACGCCATGAAAGCTGATTGGTCAGTAGATTGTGTCAAAGCCATGATGAAGCACTTTGTTGTGCCTGGCGTTCATTTTGTGTATGAAGGTGAAGTTCACGATCTTGACGGGTATGAACTTTGGGTCGAATTTCGACGTATTGGTCCAATTTTTACACGCCGACATGATGACCATCTTATCACCTTAACACTTGATTTTGCTGTTATGGAGTTGGTTACAACTTCCAAAAATATTTACCAATCTGATAAAGTTATCGGGGAACTCTATACGCTTTGCGAGCAGAGTATTGAAGTGTACCCTAATGTTTGTTTTAATTTAGTCAGTGATGTGCGGGTTTCACCTTGGGGACGTGTAGCAATTGATTCCCAAGTGAAACAAACAACACTTGAAGCAACTTTCCAAACGGAGATTTCTGATGAGAATTGACCTTAAAAACTGTAAGGTGTATATCAACGGCGGAGGCGTCGGTGAATCCATCGAAATTAAAATCGGTGAAGGTTCAGTTGATTACACCGAGACCCAAGAACGAGAATACCTTCTCGATCGAGGGAGTATTGACGATGTACGTAATGGGGATGACACCCCTGTGGATGTTTCTATTGCTTTTACATGGGAATACTTGCGTTCAGTAAGTGGTGAAGATATTACGCCTGAAGAGGCGTTTAAGCGTGTCGGGGCTGCATCTGAGTGGACAAGCAGCGACTCCGATCCTTGTCGTCCTTATGCTGTTGATGTTGTTATTGTGCATGAACCTGAATGCACGACTGCTACCTCACCTTTGGAAACGTATACTCTTCCTGATTTCCGTTGGGAGTCTATGCCGCACTCGTTCAACGATGCGTCTGTGACTGTCACCGGCAAGTGTAATGTTACAAGTATTACGCCTGTGCGTAGTGCTGCAACCTAAGAACCCAGTATCCGGGAGCAAAATACAATGAAGATTCACGGACAACGGCCAACACCGCCGAAAGCTAAGCCTGTTGTTATTCCTCGCGCCGAGGGTGACTTGGTATTTATGTGCGCACCTGTTTTTGATTTTACTAACTTCGAACAATTGTGTCCAGAACCCAAGCCGCCGCTCATTAAAAAGGCGAGTGGCGAAAAGGAATTTGATACCGATGATCCTACGTACCTTGCCAAAGTTACGAAGCGTGGAGAACAGCGGATGGGTTGGATGATCCTTCAAAGTTTGAAGGATACTCCTGGACTTGAATGGGAAAAGGTCAAGCTAAATAAGCCTGATACTTTTAACCTTGTATTTGAAGAGTTGCGAGATTCGTATCTTTCGCAAGTTGAAATCAATTATCTTGTTCGTGCGGTTCTCGAAGCGTCTTCAATGGATGAAGAAAGGCTCGAAGAGGCACGCCGAAATTTTATTCGTTTGCAACAAGCGGAAACCGAGTCGTAGACTCATTGCCCCGTGGACGCACACAACATTATTCAGTTTGGTGTGCTTGTGAACGATTTAAGGTTCTACCGCCAGGCGTCAAACAGAGTTGGGAAGAAAATGATACTTGGAGCCAACTCTGTTTGATCGCCTTTGACCAGATAAGGACAATTGAAGATAGTGATAAGTGGACACGTGATAATCAAAAAACTTAAAGTGCCCAAGGGTTTCGACCGTTGGTCACAAGAGTTTGCGCAAGGATTGGCCGATTTGGCGATGGAAGCTGCGCGTGTCTGGCTTGATACTATTATCAAACATTCTTCAAAAACTTACGACCTTTAGCAGCTTATCTTGGGAAAAGTGTCTCGATAACCCCGACACGTAAGCCATATAAAGGTCGTTCAATATCTTTAGGTGAAGCCTATGGTGCAAGACAACCTTATTTTGATGCGATAGTTGGACCAGGCGCAATGGGCTTAGTGGCTGTAACCTTTGAGTGGCCAATTGACGTGGATCATTTTTGGTGGAATGATTTTTTCCCACACGCCTATGGGCCAGATAAGTTACAGACACCTTGGGGTTTTATTCAAGATGCCAATAAGGCTTATGAGAAATTTGTTTTGGCCAATTGGACAAAATACGTACCCAGTCTTATCGACGTACAAGCACATGCCAGCACGCCGGGGTTTGCACTATGAGTGAACAAGTTACACGTTTGAAACTTGAGGCGGTTGGTCTCCAGACTTGGCAAAAGGCTGCCCAAGAACTGGAACGCATGAATAAGTCGGTAATACCAGGTACCGCGCAAGCCTTTGCTGTTTTGGATGAGTCTGGGAAGAAGCTTGCTACAAATATCACATTTCTTGATAACAGCTTTGCCACTTGGGGAATTAGGGTTAATCAGCTCAGTGGTGGATTGGCTGTTTCTGCAAAGGAAATGACTGCCCTGCAAGTGGCAGTTGGCCAAACTGGCCAAAAATTCACCGAGATAGATTCAGCTTTGGCTAATTATAACCAAACATTGGCCAAAGCACAAGCGGAAACAGCTAAACTGGCTCAGATTTCACAGGAGTATTCTGCGGGTGATGCTATCGGTATTGCTAAGCAAGGGATGGAGGAACTTGCTGGTGAAACTATAAAACTAGAACGTATAACAAAAACATTTGACGAGCAAAATAAATTAGTCCAAGTCACACTTAAAGGTGTGACAGGGGACATGGAGCAGTACACTGCAAGTGTGCGACGAAATAAGGAAGGGTTGTTTGAGTTAGTTGGCGCGAAAAAGGTGGTCATAGACTTAGCCAAGGAAGAGGCACGTCTTGAAGCAGAGAATGCTAAGAGAAGGGAATCAAATGCACGTTTGGTGGCAAGGGCAGAGAATGAATCTATGCGCCGTGAACGTGAAAAAATCAAAGAACACGCAAGATTGCGTGAAAGTATTGGTAAGACCATAGCCATCCAGGAAAAACGTGCAGCCATACAAGCTAAGCAACAGGCACAAGAAGCATTACTAGCTTCAAGGAGGATTGCTCTTCTCAACGAAGATATGGCAGCACAGAGGAAAGCTGCGGAGTTTGATGCGTATGTTGCGTCCGGAAAAGAAAAAGCCGCACAACGTATCGCACAATCACACAAGAAAATATCTACCTCCGGCAAACAACTTGAGAAAGATACAAAGAGCTTGTCACAAACGATGACGTTATCGTATACGTCAATTATGCGTTTGGTACAGGTACAAGTTCTTCACCGTATCTTTGCTTCTCTCTCAAGATACATCCGTGACTCTGTTCAGGCTTCTGTAGAGTTCCAAAAAGCCGTTGCTGAAATACAAACAATCAGCTTCGAAGCTAAGACCACAACCGAACAGTGGACACGTGAGCTACAAGCACTTTCTGAGCAGTTCGGCCGACCAATGGCTGAAGTTGCGGAAGGTGCTTACCAAGCATTGAGTAACCAAGTTATGCAAAGCGCTGAGGACATGCGTTTCCTCAATGAAATGATGAAATTATCAGCAGTCACAGTAAGTACGCTCAATCAAGCCGTTGGTGCTGCTACCTCAATCATCAATGCTTTCCACATGGAAGCGTCGGCAGCTAACCGTGTCAGTGGCGTTCTTTTTAAGTCTGTTGAACTCGGACGTATTCGCATGGAAGAGATGGCTGATTCGCTCGGGCGTGTTTCTATGTTGAGTGCTCAACTTGGTATATCTTTTGAAGAGCAACAAGCCGCCTTCACTACTTTGACAATTCAAGGTGTGAAGTTCAATGTTGCACAAACATTGCTTGCCAATGTTATGCTCAAACTTGTTAAGCCTTCAGAACACATGTTGGAAATTTTCCAACGATGGGGTGTAGATTCCGGTAAAGCCGCTGTTGATACTTTTGGCTTTGCTGGTGTACTTAACAAACTACATCAAGAAGCGTTGAAATCAACCGATGTGATGTCAGAGTTGGGTGACCAATGGGGACGCTTACGTGCTATCACAGGTGCGGCTGGTATCATCTTCAATCTTGAGCAGTTTGAAAAAGATACCCAAGAAATGCTTCAGAGTTTTGAAACGTATGAAGAACGTTTCGATCTTATTATGCAGAGTGTGGGTAAGCGTTGGGATATAGAAATGGAGAAGATGCGTAATGTTTTCCTACGAGACTTTGGGGAAAATATTATTGCAGGAGTTGTAACTGTAAGCGAAGCTTTCGGTGGCCTTGATAAAATTATCCGGTTCACAATGCGTACCTTCACAGCGTTAGGTCTGTCTATCCTGACGTATGTGACTTATACTAAATTGCTGCTACCTGCGACAGCTTCAGTTGCTAACAGTTTCAAACTTGCCACAGCTCTTGCAAATGCTTTTGGCACATCAACGACGTTTGCAACTAAGACTGTTTGGGGTTTGAGACTGTCCATGATGGCATTACAACCCTTCTTGATCCCAGCGATTTTCTTTGCTGTTAGCTATGCTATTGTTGAAATTGCAAGTGCATGGAGGAAAGCACAAGAAGCAATTGATGATTATATCACCGATCTCAAACGAAATTTGGATATACAAAGACAGCTTCATGAGGCTCAATGGGACCGTGAAGTTGAAATGAGTAAGCGTAAATATGTAGAGCAACATCGACAACTGCTTCAATTTATTGCAATCCTCCGGCAAGAATACAAGTCAGCGTATGACGCAGTAGATAAGCGTGTCATTGAACATATTGCCGCAATGGGGCAAGCGTGGACACAGTTGGCAGCGCAAGCCAAAGGTAATTTGGAGAAAGTCACTAATGAGTTAAAAGCCGCTGTTGATGCACAAAAAGAGCTGGTTAAGATTGCAGCTGATCTTGATGTTGATTTGGACCTGCAATTTGCAGGTGTTGAAGAAATGGCTAAGATGGCTCAACAGGCTTGGGCACAAGCAATGGAAGCGGCACGCCAAGGAAATGTAAAACTGTATAATGAACAGCTAGCCCGTTTAGACCAGTACAAAGCAGCATTACAAAAACATGTTGAAGAACTCAAGGGTATTGAAGCAACAGCGGTGGAACAACGAATAGCACAGTTGGAGAAAATTGACGTAGCTTCAATTACAGCAAATTATCGCCCAGCTATTGGGAAATTGGTTGAGCAAATTCGTGTGATGCAGATTGCGGCACTGAAAGCCCTACAAGAAGGTGATGAGGTTGCATTTGCTGAACAACAAGTCCGATTACAGGAACACGTGGATAAATTGGAAAAAGATTTTCCACGGGTGCTCGACCGCTTAAAAATTACGGGCTTGACGGACATTGTCGCTTTACCTGAAATTGAAAAAAGACGACAAGCTGAAGCTGGTCTCGAAGCAATTGTCCAACAACGGATAAATCTTTTAGGCCATGAGAAGAAGCTAATTGAAGAAGGAGCCAAAGCGCAAGAAGAAAAGGCATTGGCCGCACGACGACAAGAAGCCATCAATAAAAGTATCTTGGCGACGGAAGAGGCTAAAGAAGCTTTTGCTAAAAGTGAGAAAGAAACACACGATGAACGTCGTCGGTTATTGAAAGAATACTGGGATGCGTTAAATCAATCACACCACTTAGCCAAAGATGAAGATCAACGATTAGCTAATCAGTTACAACGGGAGATGGACCGAACTAGAGAGTTGCTTAAACAACTCGTTGAAAAAGAAAAGCTACGTCGTGCTGAAGAAGAACTTGCGGAAGCAGTTAAGAAGACCAATGAAGCTCAAGAAATGAATACTTCGGCTTTGGAAGCACGTGAAGAATTTCAAAAGCAAGTAAATGAGTTAGCGGGTAAAGAAGCCGTAGAAGCTGAAGAGTTCCTGAAAAAACGTCAGCTTGAACTGGAGGCTGAAGGGCGTGGTTGGGCATCCTTGCGTATAACTTTGACAAAAACCCAACGTGAGGCACATGAGGCCAAAATTGCGCAACGAAATCTTGAATTGCAACAAGCAAAAGCGATGCGAGAACAAGTTGCCATATTACAAGGTATTGCTGGCAAGACTGAACTTACAACTGAAGAAGCTGAAAAAGCAGCCGAAGCCACAAAGAAATTACTGGAATACCGCTTAGAAGTTGTTGAAGCCACAAAAGCTGTCCCAGAAGGCTTCGATGCTCCACAGGACATGTCTGTTGAGCAATATACACGACATCTTAAGTTGCAAATTGAGGGCTTGGACACCAAGTTAAAAGGCTTGCAAGACCTAGATACAGCTGCTGGTGACGCAAGTGGGAATGTCAAAAACTTGTCTACCAGAATAGAAGAACTTGCAAAGTTACACCCCGAGCTTGCTGCAAGAGTCAAAAAAGAAATTGAGGAAAAGGCTAAAGTTATCCCGATCACTGTAGCACATAACAAGGCCGTTGATGGAGTTATCAAGGGGTTAGATCGCTTAGCAAGACACTTAGACAATTTTCCAGGCGCAAAAGGTATGCAACACGGCGGCTTCGTCCATGGTCCTGGGGGTATTGATCGTGTACCTGCAATGCTTACCGCTGGTGAATATGTTTGGGACAAAGAGACCGTTAAGAAGTTCATGCCAGTAATTGCTGGACTACATGGACGGGGAAGCGGTGCTGCCGCACCATTGACAACAAACTATGGCACAACTGACAGCAAAAGCTGTTGTTCAACATCTCAAGCGTGAATTGCGTAAAGGGACGGTGACACTATGATCACAACAGAGGGGCAAGCATACATTTTGTCGCTATTCCCTGAACTATTTGTGGGTTTGATTAAAGGCTCTGCGGTTATATCAGCAAATGATACTCTTAGCAACCATGCTTGGACTGAATATGCTCGATACAGTTTTACTGAAACACCAATAGTATTGACAGAACCATTGGCGTTGGGCGGTTATTTCTTGTGTACTACTGAAGATAATTCTGGTGTTTTGATTGCTGTGAAAGCTTTGTCTGTTGTCCGGTATACAGCACCCGGAGAATTGATCCTTCAACCATTTTTAGGAGTGACACAATGAGTGTTTTTTCAACTGCGGCTAAAGAAGCCATGCTTGATGCTTTGGGGCCTGATGCGATTCAATTGCATGACGGAGACCCTGGCTCGGCTGGTACTGATAATGTTATCAGTGACACGAAGCAAGCGGCTGCTTGGGATGCAGCCTCTAGTGGTGAACGTGCATTGTCAGAACCCGAAGAGTACACCGGCCTGACACCTGCACAGTCTATTACTTGGGTCAGTGTTTGGGACGATACTGTTTTTCTTGGTAAGGGACAGTTGACAGGTGACTTGGCAGCAAATGCTAATGGTGATTTTACCGTCAACACGTGCCCATTGAAACTCGACGACCCAAGCTAACTTTATCAAAAGTCAAGAGAGTAACTATGAAATCCACCATCATCGACCTCACAGCCACATATTCAAAGGTAAACGCATGAACGCACTATGGGAACTCATCGCCGACAAGGGCGAGCTAACCGACCAGGAGGTGTACGACTGGCTGCATACGCCGAGTGTGGCGGGCAGGCAGTTGGTGCCGCGGTGGGAAGTCAAAAGACTCATGTACCGTCAAGGCGTGTGGCCGTTGCTGTTAGCCGCCCAAGCCAACGAAGACCCGCAAATCGCAGGCGTGGCCGTGACAGCGGTGGCGTACCTGGGCGACGGGGATTTCGAAAACCTGGACATTGACCTGCCCGAAATCGGCGGCATGTTCGATGCGTTGCAAGCGGCGGGCGTGCTGAACGCAGACCAGCGGGCCGCGATTGAGTCGCTGGCCGATGCACCGCTGAAGACACCATTGCAAGCTGCAGGGCTGCGAGACTACCACACCGGCGACATCGCCGCAGTACGGGAGGCGAATCAATGACACAGAACCTTAAGCCGAAGTTCGCATCCTCTGCCGACCTGACCATCACGCTGGCCGCACTGGCAAGCAGCACCACGGGCGTGGGGCGGCAATCGACGCTCGTTGATAATAGTGTCACCCGCTACAACCTCATTCACCTGTACGGCAAGATTACCACGGGCACCAGTCCGACCACAGGGAAGACCATTAAGGTGTACCTGGTTCGTGGTAACGGGACTCTGCGAACGGACGGGGCCGGGGCCAGTGACGCCGCGTTGACCGTCGTGACGGCTCAGCTTATCGCGGCTATTCCCACTGACGCCACGTCGGACAAGACCTACACGTTCGACGCTTGGATTGTGGACCCGGGCCCGGAATGGGGCGTTGCGGTGGCCCACGACACGGCCGTCAACCTTCACGCAACGGCTGGCAACCATGCGATTAGCTGGATTGGCGAACACATGGAGGCGGCCGACGCAGCATGAGTTCTCTGGTGCTCCCCTACGGCCCGAAGGTCTGGAACCCGCGCATGCCGGGGAGTCTGCGCAGCGGGCTGGTGTTCGGCGGTCTCGGCGAGCATCCGGGGAGTACGTACTACCACGACAGCAGTGGGCTCGGCAATCACGGCGAGCTCACCAACATGGACCCGGCGACGGACTGGGTGTGGAGTGCGGAGTTGGGGCGGTGGGTGCTGG